GTCGGAATACCACTGGTGTTTGCCCTTCTGCTTCCAACCGTAAAGACATGGTTCGTGCTGCCACTGGTAAGGACTGCGCCCCAGCACCAGAGCATTCTTCTTCCAGATACAACACCCGGACAGATAGAACCCGGCATCCTTGAATGCCTTGCGGAAGTTTAGCCCCTCGGTGTCAGCGTGGAAGATATAGATGGAACCATCGTCTGCCAGATGACCGTGCATCTTCTGGAATGCTGCCAGAAGGAACTGGTAGAATTCCGAGTCACCCATGTTGTCATTCATGATCTTACCGGCCGTTTCTTCCACATCCACATTGTAAGGAGGATCGGAAAGAACCAGATTTGCCTTGGTACCTTCCATCAGGGTATCGTAGCATTCTGCCTTAGTGGAATCGCCGCACAGAACGATGTGCTTTCCCAGATGCCAGAGGTCGCCCTCTTTGGAGAAGCACGGCTGCTTCAGCTCGGATTCCACATCGAAGTCATCTTCCTTGACCTCTTTGCTGTGGACCTTGTTGAACAGCGTCTCGATCTCCGGCGGTTCAAAGCCTGTCTTGCCGAGGTCGAAGTTGGAATCTTCGATGTCCTTGAGCAGGTCAGCCAGCAGGGAATCATCCCATGCACCCGTGATCTTGTTGAGTGCAATGTTCAGGGCTTTTTCTCTGGTCTTGTCGATGTCCACCACCGCACAAGGCACTTCTGTGTATCCCAGTTCCATTGCAACAGTCAGTCTCTGATGGCCGCCGATGATCGTCATGTCGGTATTGACCACCAAAGGATCTGCGAAGCCGAACTCCGTGATGGAGTTCTTGATTTTCTCATACTCTTTATCTCCCGGCTTCAACTTTTTCCGGGGATTGTATGCGGCCGGCTTGAGTACAGACACCGGCAGCATCTTCAGTTCAGCAGTCGCTTTCATGTAAGCCCTCCCGTTTTAGATTCACATGCGCATGACCCCGGAAAACGGCACGAAAAAAGAGCCGAACAAAAAGCCCGACTCCATTTCACTGCCATCTTCTTCTGGCTGCGGTTTCTCTGCCATCTCGCACCATTCCGGGTTTTCCCCGTTCACAGATGCCAGGACCTTATCTTCCGCATGGTCGATTGCATGTACACAGATACCTCCGGTGTTGAACAACGGGTACACACCGATCACCTTTTCACTCATGCTCCTTCGCCTCCTTCATTCCATATCGAAATTCAAAATAACAATTTCTGCTGCAGAACATCCGCTGACTCCTGCTTTCGCAGATTGCCGTAAACGGACGGCCACAGTTCTGACAGAATGCTACCCTGCCAGCCTTTTCCCGTTTATAATTCCTTCGTTCATATTCGGCATAGCACTCATCCGAACAATATTTTCTCGGCGCAC